GAGACCCCTTTCTTGCCATAATGCGGCATTGCAGCAACGTATCACCATCGCCCGCCGTTACTTCCGGCCGGACGTACACAGGGGCTTCTACAATAACTTCAATGCCTGCGGCCGATTTGCTAATTGCGTTGCCTTGTGGGTCGGTCAGGTCGTAATAGTTAGTGCCATCATTGGAGCCGCGCAGCTTGATTGTGCCGCCCGCGCCAAACGTGCCTTCAACTGTTACGGTCATATCGCCAAAGTCCAGCACTTGAATAGGCGCACCGGTGTCGCCGTTCAGCAACCCAGTCCACACATAAAACTTGGTCAGCGATGACGGATCGCTGGCAACTACGCTACGTTCGGCCATACCAGCCTCCTATTAAGCAATCGGGCTGGTTTCAGTCGTCTTGAGGTAGTTCACAATCGCCTCAAGGCCGAGAATCACGTCCAGCTTATTTGCGTAGATTGAATCGTTGACGCGAAGCTCAATCGCTTCGCTGGAAGTGGAGGCGCCTTCAGTGACCAAGTGCGTCATCTGTTCGCCCTTCACTACCGAATAAAATCTGTCAGCCATGTTGATCTCCTTTGCGAGAGAGGCCGCCGAAGCGGCCTCGCCCTAATTTTACACCGAGTACAGAACTTCCAGAACCAGCGTGGTACCTGCACCGTTGAAAGTCGTAGAGACTTCGGCAACGATGTCGTATTCACGGTTGGGGTCGCTGGTCAGGCCCAGTGCTTGCCACAGTGGCAGACAGGATTCGGCGTAAGTGTACTCGCCGGATTCCCAAGTCTGGTCGCTGCGGGTGAATGGGCCGCCGGTCAGTGCCAGTGCGGACGCAAACAAGTCTGCGTCAACAACAGCGCCGCCGTTGCCTTCAGTCTGCCACACGCCGATGTTGATGTTGCCCGCTGTAGTAGCATCGCCGGTAGTCAACAGAACTGCGTCAACACGAGCGTTGGATGGAACACGAACCAGTCGGATCGTGTCACCGGACGATTGCGTTGCCGACACCGTTGCTACCGACTTGGCGTTCATCACGCGGCCAGCAGCTTGGCTTGCGGTGGTCAATACGGATGGCGATGCGACTGCATTGCCGATCCAAGTGGAATTTACGTTTGCCATGATTCAGTCTCCTTCAATTAAGCGCGATAGGACTCGATAGCGTAAACCTTATCTTCTTCAAGACGGGTCGCGCCAGCGGTCATGATGGTGTAAAGCTGCCAAGGTTCGCCTTGAAGGTCATTACGCTTGGAGACCGAGTTCTGGATGTCGTTCCACATACCGAGGTACATGCCGGACTTGACCCAGACAGGCAACGTAACTTCGTTGGTGCCAGCCAGTGCAGTCTCGATCAGTTCGCAGTGAATGAAACGGAAACCAAGGAACGAGTCGATCTTGCCATCGCGCAGAACCGGTGCGCCGCCATTGAAGTCGCCGCTGATGACCTGAATCTCATTCAACAGGGAAGCGTGGTCGGCAGCAGTGATGCCGATGTATGCTTCTTCCATATCGAAATCGACGTGGTTGGACATCATGATTTCTTTAACGGCCTTGATCTTGGCGACGTTCAGCTTGGAGTTGGTGCCGCCAACTGCGACGTCAACTTCATTGCCGCTGTCAAACGAAGTGCTGGTGCCGCCGGATTCGCCGGTCTTTGCAGTGCCGGTGAAGGCGGAGCAAATCAGACGGTCGAACTGACGGCCAGCAGCCATAACGGCGTTGTTGACGTATGCGCTGGATGGATCAGTAATCAGACGCAGCTTGTCAAAACTGTCGATCAGTTGTGGCAGATCGAAGTCCGAAGGGAAAACCCAACGGCGATCAGTAGGTGCGTCAACACGGCCCATCGGAGCAAAACGACTTGCAACGGATTGCATTTCGATTTTGCCGATTTGGTCAACAGGGGATGCCTGCTTACCAACGTGCGAGCCAGTGGTAACTGCGCCACGAAGTTTGGAACCCTTCTGCTGAAGCAGAAGATTGATGTTAGTGCTGTACTGCTGTACATAATGGGTAGGCAAATTAACGGACATTTTGAGTCCCTCCTAAAAAAGTTGAGTGCTTAACTTTTCGAGGGCTTGCCCGCAATAGCGGAGCCACTCCTGAGGAGATTCGCTCTCCCCTAGGCGGCATACTTTCCTGCTGTCAGACCGCCGTCAGTCCAAAGGATTGACGGTTGTGGCCTTTCGGCCCCGAACAGGTTTTTCAACCTGTTCAGGCTCGCCAGCAACATAGGCTTCCAACTTTACCGCCCGTTCGATGATCTGTTCGGGCGACAAGTCGTGCCGGTTAACTAGCTTCAGTAATTCCAGACGTAGTGTCTCTTGCATGTGATTATTCCACTATGTTGTTGATTTTGCAAGCGGTTATGCGTCAGGGTACGCCCACTTGTGCAGACGCTCCATTGTCGACTTGGCGTCAGCGTCACCAGCCGTGTAGCGTTTGATAAAGCCTGCGTCGCCCTGAAGCGCCTTGATCTGCGCCTGCGCTTGCGCCGGAGCCATTACGCCAAACCTGCCTGCGCCGCCAGATTCACCGGACACAAACGAAGCCTCGCCAACTTTTGAGCCGATACTGTGCATCAACTTCATCAATCCGCCAAAACCCAGCGCCTGCTCCATCTTGTCAATAGTCGGGCCGTCAAAACCAAACTCGCGGGCAGCCACTTTGGCTACCTGAATGTTTTGCTCGTATGCCGAACCCCACTCTTGTTGCAGCGATGCGTTGTCTTGCTGGACGGTCTGCTGGTACTGTTCGCGCTGCTGCACTTCCATCTGCTGCTGCGCTTGGCCCATGTACTCGTTCCACTTTGACGCTACGGCTTCGGCCTGTTTTTCAGTCAGCCCGGCTTCGTGGAACCAGCTTGACGCCACCTTGGCAAACTCGCCGGAGTCGCCTTCAGGCAACGGCAGCTTGTAAGCGTCCGGTGTCTCCGGGCGGCCAAGCCTGTTGTAAAAGTCGTTCCATCCCTGCGCATCGTCAGGGGCGGGCATCTTGAGCAACTTGTCGGGGCCCGCTCCGGTCAACTTCTCAAGATTGCGGTAAGAGCCAAGCAAATCTGCCGGGTCTTTCCAACCTTTGTTCTGGACGTAGCCTTTGGCATCGTCATCAAATCCATCGAACCAAGTTCCTGCTGGTGCGGTGGTACCTGTGGCGCCACCAACAGCGGGTGCGCCACCTTGTCCGCCATCGGTTACGCCGGTGCCGGGGGTGGTTGCAAGTTCAGTCATTGACATTCTCCTATCATGGTGTGAAAATAGAAACGCTTACTCTCGTAAAGCTCCTTTACTCCCCTTATCCCGCTAACCAGCGGGATTCTTTTTTCTGCCGTACAGCTCGTACAGGTCTTCGTCAGACAAGTTCAAATGGTTGGCGATACGCAGCCACACTTCCCTACGGCCATCAAGCTGGCAACGCACATGCGGATCAGGATGAAAGGTGGTTTCGTTGGCGCGGCAGAACTTCGCCAGATCAGCCAGCACTTCCTTACCGGCCTCGTTGTCAAATGTTTGAAGGTACTGCTGTCGCCGCCACTGTAGAAAGTTGACGACGACTTGCTTGATTTGTTCGAGCATTGTTTTTAGGCTCCGGCTCCCGCCTTCATCAATCCGGCCACAGCGGGCGCAGCGTCGATCATCTGCTGCGCTTGTGCTTGCTGCGCACGGGCTTCACGCAGATAATCTACTTCATCCCTAGCCCGCAGCCAACGTTGCGGCACGGCTTGTATGTCGGCCACTTCAGGGACGATGATGTCCCAGTTGAAATAGTCGAGAGGTTCAGGATTCTGCGTGACGTTCACGACATTCAACGTCATCTCAATGGTACGCATCAAACCCGATGCTTCTTCGGCTTTCTGCGCACGGGACAACGGGCTGTCGTACTCAATCTCGTACTCGCCCTGTGCTTCCATCAACGCAGGCGGCATCGGCGGCAACAAACCCTGTCTTGACAGCACGTCGATCTCGCGCTCGATCATCGGGCCAAGATACTCGGACTGTTGACGGCCCATGCTCGGACTCAGCAAAATTCCCTTTTCGCGCGTCCGTTCCAACACTTCAGTCGCCGTCATGGTCGGCGTATCAACAAGAATCTGGAACAGCGTTACAAGGAAAGCGTCGTTGATGACAGCTCGTTCGTCGTCCATCATGTCTTTGCCAACAGCGATGTTCCCTGTCGGCAGCACATCGACCAAACGCTTGCCGTCCATCGTCATCGAACCGTAGTTAATGGCACCTGCCTGCAAACTGAAACTGTCCAGTACGCCGTCATCGGCGGCCAACAACACAGGGTCAACAACCCTATGTCCTTGTTTTAGAATAGTTTTCTTTTCTTCGTTCAACACTTTGATCGCGGGCAACACGTTCATCGCCGGACTACGGCCGTAGGTTTCGCCCGGTGCTGTCGAGTAACGAGAGATGGCATACGGGAAGCCGGTAAAGCCCCCTTCTTCCAACGTCACTTTGCCGGTCATAGCAAGGTAGTACGACACGTACTTCATGCCACGGTAATCTTTACGCTGCGGCTCGTAGTCTTCGCGCGGCATGACGACATGTAAAAACTCGAACTCGCGGTCAGGGAATTTTTCGAGATGTTGCGAAATGTCTTTTGGCACCTTGTCGCCCCAACGCTGTACGGCTTGGCGCACGGTCATTGGAAACTTACGGAACGCAGTGTCGATGATACCTTGGTGGTTTTCAAGGAAATAGATTTCGGCCAGATGAATTGACTTGTAGCGCAGCCCGCCATTACCTTCGCGCAGGTTGTCGATATACATTGCGCCAGTACCAAACGCACCGAGGCTCAAATAATTCTCATGGTTCTGGCTGGCAAAGTTGGCTTTCGGCGCATAACGATACTTGAACAAAAGATTCGCCACTTCGTCGAACCACAGACGGGTCTGACGGTCTTTCATCAAATACGGATCAGACGGTACCAGCCGGTGCCACTTACTGTTTCGTGGCGTCAACATCGACTCCATCACTGCGGCAAAACGGTCAAGCGCGATAGACGCGGTGGAGTCGAACATAAACTCCGTGCGCTTTTCGCCTTGCGTCCTTTGACTTAACGGCGCAAGGAAAGACGTCGAATACGCAGGCAGAACACGCTCGGCAACTTCTTGCCAATGCGATTCCCAATTTGTACGGTTGCCAACCAGCGTATCAAAACGCTTGCACAGCTCCTGCGCTTTCGGATCGTCGTATGCCAATTCAGGCTCCTAACATTGCGGCCGCGCCGCCGAGTTTCTTGCGGAACTGTTCGCGTCCGGTTTCAGGGTCGATCCCTGCGCTTTCAGTTTCATCCAGAAGGACAGACGCGGCTGCGGATTGGCCGCCAGAATCTTGTTCTGCCGCAAAAGGGTTGGGTACGCTACGGGTTTTAGCTAATCCGGCCCAAGGGCTAGTTACCGACCCCATAGTCCACACCCCCCATTTGGATACCGGCCACGAAGACGATGGTTGTTTTTTGCGACTTGTAGCAATCTTTTCCACATGAGCCCTTGGGTACGCCATATCAGCCTCCTAACAATTTCTTTTTAGCCAGTTCGGCCTCGTCATCCACGCCATCGCCACCGGTCAGCATGGTCGATGCGCGACCTTGCATAGCGGCAACACGCGCACGCTCATTGGCTGCGGCGGCTTCAACTTCTGCTGAACTCATGCCGGGAGGTTTTGGGGGAGGAGGTGGCTTCATCTTGTCGCCACCGCCAAAGACTTTTTTAACAACGCCGCCCATAAGTCGTTCCTTTCAAAAGGATTTTTGCTCACCGTAATATAGCATAATCCCTACCTGTTGCAAATCGACTACGCGAATTACTGTAAGAATGTCGCACATCGCGTCGAGCCACAGGCCGCGCAAACGTCAACGCCAACGCATCAGCCAAGTCGGGACTTGCCAAACCACGCTTCTTCATCTCGTCCTTGCGTTCCAGCATCAACTGCGTCGTCGTTACGTTGTATCGGTATTCAATGCCGATCAGGTCGTTGAACAAGTCTTCATTACTTGGGGCAGCCCCGTGCATCAACCACTCGCGCATTCGATCCCACATCTCGACCCGACGGTTCGCGTACTTGTCCTTGTCATCTGCCGACTCACCGGCCTGCACCTCAATCACTCGGTACTTCAACTCTTTCAACCGATCAACCNCCCCGCCACCGACACCGCCGCCATCGACAAATATCGCTTCAGGCCGGTATCTGTCGGCAAACTCGGCAACGCGCATCGCCAACTGCATGGTGTCGATCCCGACATAGAACTGCCACGGGATGCTCCGCGCGTCCCGCCCTTGTCGAAACGAGATGACAGATCGGTCGTCACCAAACCGCGCGACGTCCACCCCCATCACCAACGGCGCCCCGGCATCAAACTCGACATCAATCTCCATCGCTTTTCGCGCCACGTCCACAGGAATGAACTGCGCCACGGACTGACTGGGGAACTCGCCGCGCACTTCCACGCACGCCTCATAACTATTGTCTCCATGCTGCGCAATAATCTTGTCATACAACGCCCTGTCTGTACCTTCCACTGTGCGGGCGTCAATCTTCCGCAACTTCCAGAAGTTCCGGTTTTTATGGAAACACTCAAAAAACGCCCCGCTGTTGCGCCGTGGATTGGAGAACACGAACCAATACCTGTCCACAATCGGCTCCGTAAAGAAGCCTTCCGTCACCGTCCATATCGGATGCGGGATGCCGGACGCTTCGTCAAACAGCACCAGTATCCCATTGTGATTATGCACTCCGGCAAACGCGTCCGGGTTTTCTTCCGACCACAGTTGCGCCTGCGCATAGTAATACCCGGTGTCAATCCGTAATTCCTTCTTCAACGCTTCTTCAAACCACTTAGCGGGCCGCATGGACAATGCCGTCATCTCGAACCAATGCCCATTGATCGCCATCGTCACCCACTTGCCAAGCTCCGCCCAAGTCCTCGACTTCAACTGCTGCTCAGTGTTCGCCGTCACAATCGTCGTGCTGCCGAGCCTTGTTGACATCATCCAATGCACCAGCCAGCTCGTCAGACTGGACTTACCAATCCCGCGCCCCGAAGCCGTTGCGGCCTGCATGATCTTGGGCGCCAGCTCAAGCATCGACAGGTTACGGTTCTCGACAAGCTGATCCCGAATGTCGTTCAAAATGTCGAGCTGCCATTTCCTAGGCCCAGAGTGCTTCTCCAACGGTGTGCCGGGTTCGCCCCACGGATACACGAACAAAACGAACGCTGCCGGGTCGTCCTTTAATTCGGGCGACCAGAGGCGGGACATTAAAGCGTGTTCGTCTTTTGCGTTTATGGGTGTGTTGACTTTTGCCATGCGAGTGACTTACTGTGACGTAAGTTCCTGAAAAATAATAAAAAATTTCCGAGTAAGGTACCCCGTTCTGGCGACTGGCGCGAAAATCCCG